CTTCGACATCACGAACAACCGCTTCATCAGCCGCTTCGACGTGCTGTGGGGCGTTGCCGTGACCCGTCCGGACTGGGTCGTGCGCCGCACGAACTGATCTAACGCGGGGCTTCGGCCCCGCTCCTCTTTTCAAGGAGCATCAACATGCCCGCAGTTCCTTCTTCCCTTCCGCGCGTCACGCCGGGCGGCCCGGCCGCCTATCTGGGCGCCTGCCGTCAGGTCATCGACGGCGTCGGCTCTACCCGCACCCTGGCGCCGGAGGAATCCGGCGCGCTGTGCATCTTCGACTCGGCGTCGGGCATCGTGTTCACGCTGCCTGCGCCTGTCGTCGGCCTGCAGTATGAGTTTTTGGTGAAGACCACCATCACCTCGAACTCGGCCAAGGTGCTGACCGACGCGGCCACGACGTTCATCGTCGGCGGCGCGGCGCTCGTCAACAGCGGCGCGACCACCGGCCAGTTCTTCGCGGCCAACGGCACCACGCACCGCTCGATCAACGGCAACGGCACGACGACCGGCGGCATCCAGGGCGACCGATACCGCTTCACCTGCATCTCGTCCACCCAGTGGGCCGTCGACGCCGTGTGCAACCAGACCGGCACGGCGGCAACCCCGTTCGCTACCTCGTAATTCATCGGCCGCGGCTTCGGCTGCGGCCTTTACCTCTTACCTACAGGAGAATGCATGTACCCGCTCGATATGAAACTGGCCGACGGCACCGGCTTTGCCGTCGCCAACGACGAGAACGAACACCAGGCGCTGACCGAGGCCGGCTACGGCCCGGCCTACGTACCGCCGGCGAAACCTGCGAAGGCGACGAAAGGCATCACGACCGACGCTCAACCCGGCACCGGCGAGTGAACCATGACCACGGCCCGCACCATCATTTCGCTCGCGCTCGAGGGGATGAACAAGCTCGCGCCGGGCGAGACGCTTGATGCAGACTTGGCGGCCGTGTGCCTGCGCCGCCTGAACGCAATCGCGGACGACTGGAGCACGGGCCGCGACATGGCGCCGCAGGACGTGATCGCATCCGGCGCTGTGACCGGGACCAGCCTGACCTTGGGTACCGCGCCGTTTGCCGCAATTACCGTCGGCGAGCAGATCATATCGGCGCAGGCCGACGGATACCCGATGACGCCGATCACCATGCAGCAGTACAACGACATCCGGTTGAAGACACAAGCCGGCCGTCCGGAGGTCTATGCGTGGGACGGCCTGGCGACGGTGTACCTGTACCCGGCCGCCTCCGGCAACACGATAAACCTGCTGACGCGCGCGCCGTTCGCCAGCTTCGTGGACCTGGACACCAGCTACACGCTGCCGTCCGGGTACCAGGGCGCGTTCGCGGCCTCGCTGGCCGTGGCGATGGCGCCGGTGCTGCTCGCAAGCGGCGTCACGCCCAGCCTGCTGCTGGCCGAGAAAAGGGCGCTGTTCAACGTCGGCAATGCAAACGTGCGCCCGGCGATCGTCAGCGCGAGCCCGCTATCGCCGCGCGCTTCGGGGGCGAACATCCTGACGGGGTGGAACCGCTGATGGCCGGCCAGAACTTCATTCCCTGCATCGGCCCAAGCTACCACCTGGACGATCGCAAGGCCGCTGTGCAGACGGCGATCAACTGCTACTTGGAGCAGATCGAGGGCCTGGGCGAGACGCGCACGCTGACGCAGGTGTCTGCGCCGGGCCTCGCCAGCTACCTTTCGCCGGGCGCCGAGATCCGGGGGCAGCACAACGTGGAGGGGCGTTGGTTCGTCGTTGCCGGCGGCACGCTTTTCGAGATCGTGAGCGGCGCGGCCGTGAGCCGAGGCACGCTGTCGAGCGCGTCCGGGACGGTTGGCATGGCGCATAACAACACCCAATTGGTGATCGTGGCTGGCGCAGACGGATACGTGTTCAACCTCGGCACTAACACACTCGCGCCGATCACCTCGCCCGGCTGGCGCGGCTCCAAGACGGTCGGTTACATCGACGGCTACATGATCTTCGTGGCGCCCGATACCGACCAGTTTTACATCTCCGCTATCGACGACGGGAGCACGCTCGATGCGCTCGACTTCTCGTCGGCGGACGCGCAGCCAGACAACATCGTCAGCGCATTGGTGTCGCATCGGGAACTGATCCTGCTCGGCGCTTATACCACTGAGATTTGGGTCGACAGCGGCGGTGGTCTGTTCCCGTTCGAGCGCTACAACTCGGCGCAGATCGACGTCGGGTGCGTGGGCACGAACGCATGCATCGTGGCCGCTGACTCGGTGTTCTGGATCGGCCAGACGCGCAGGGGCAGCGGCATCGTGTACCAGATGGCCGGGCACTCGCCGAACCGTGTCTCAACGCGCGCCATCGAGCAGATGCTCGCGAAGTCGACGGACATCAGCGCGGCCACGATGTGGACGTACCAAGTCGATGGGCACGAGTTCATCGGCATCAACGCGCCGGGCCTGTCGACGACGCTGGTGTACGACGCCGCCATGCAGCAGTGGCACGAGCGCGCCGAATGGTTCGACGGATGGGCGCCGTGGCGCGTCACCTCGGTGTGCTACGTGAACGGCGCTCAGTACGCTGGCGATACGCAGGGCAACCTGTACCGGATCGATCCGACCGTCTACACCTACGGCACCGACCCGCTCGTGCGCGAGCGCACCTGGCCGCACATGGTCAAGCCCAGCATGGAGCCAATCACGTTCCGCAGCCTGGAACTGGCGTGTACGACCGGCTATGGCGGGAACGTCACGCTGGAAATCTCGAGCGACGGTGGGTTCAACTTCGGCCCGAAGCTACCCCGCTCGCTGGGCGTGATCGGCCGCTGGGTGCCAAAGGTCCGCTGGATGATGCTCGGCACAGCCAACGACCGCGTCTTCCGGATCCGCTGTTCCGATCCGGTTCCATTCAACATTCACGCTGCGGCGGTAGACGATGCTTAGTGTTCCACCACCAACACGGATCGCCATAGGCGTCGTGGAAATCGCTGGCAGGAAGTATGAGGTGTTCGTCTCCGTCGAGTGGGATCGATACTTCCGGCAACTGAACGCGCAGACAGTGTCCAATGCAGCGGCGACGAATGCAAGCCAGGCGTACACGGCACTGCTGATCGACGCGGCAGAGGCGCCGGATGCATTCCCCGGGCCACCGGGGGCGCCCGGCAGTCAAGGCGATCCCGGGCTGCCGCTGTTCCTGCTGCAGGACGGCCAGGAAGCACCGGACCTGGTCCCAGGGCCGCCGGGTCCATCTGGCGGCCAAGGCGACGCTGGCTTGGCGTTGTTCATGCTGCAGGACATTCCCGACGATCAGCAGATCCTCGTGCCACCTGCAAGCAGTTTTACCACCCTTACGGCGTCGGCCGGCTTCGGCTGCAATGGCAAGGCCGCACAAGGCTCGGCCGCCGTCAACGCCGCGGCCACCGACCTCGCCACCGTCATCGCGCTGTGCAACCAACTGCGCGCCGCTCTCATCGCCAACGGCATCGCCGCATAAAAGGACAACCATGGCATCGAATAAAACTTTTCGCTTCGGCCCGGTCGCGCTGACCACGACGCTCACGACCAACCTGCTGAACCCACCGGCGGCGTCCGGCGGCGTGAACGCCGGCTCGTCGGCGCAATACATCATCCTGAAGCACGTTCGCGTCACCAACAAGACTTCTTCGGCGGCCACGTTCTCGACGTGGCTCGGCGCGACTGGCGCGAATGCGGCGGGCACCGAAGTAATCGGCGCCGGCAAGATCGTGCCCGCGAATGATTCTGTGGACTGGTACGGCCTGCTGCGCATTGACGCGACGGATTTCCTCGTCGGCGGCTCGAACACGGCCAACGCCCTGACCATCTCGGGCGAGGGCGAGATCGGAGTGGCTGGCTGATGAACATCGAATTCCACGGAGGCGACGAGCAGTCGGGCAACGTGTTCGCCGTCGAGACCCGTGCGGAAGCCGGCTACATGCTCGAGTCGCACGTGCACGAGCACTCCCACATGTCGGTGCTCGTGTCTGGCACAGCCGACGTGACGATCGACGGTAAGACCGAGCGCATGACCGGCTACCGGCTGCTGACGATTCCGGCCAACACGAAACACAGTGTGCAGGCCGTGACGGACGTGATCTGGCTGTGCCTGTGGGCGGACGACCTGGCGCCTAAGTGCCAGGCCCAAGAATCCCTGAAGCTGGTACCGAACCATGAGTGAAAAAATCAAGCTGATCGCGAAGGACTGGGACGTTGGCCCGATCCTCTGGAAGCTGCGCAGCCATTCAGAACTTTGGAACCAGCACACCGCCCGAACGGCGGATCCGGAAAGCCCGCATCACGGCCTGGACGACATCTGGGCGCGATATGGCGACCCGGCGCGCGCGCACGACTGGCAGGCCCACCAGTCGCACTGGTACCCGGCCGCCGAGCTGCTCGGCATCAGGCAGATGTGTCTCGACCTGGTGCACATGGTTGGCGGCACCGAGCTGGGCGGCGTGCTCATCACACGGATCCCGCCGTGGGCGCGCTGCCGGCCGCACACGGACCCGGGCTGGCATGCGCGGTATTACGAAAAATTCGCCGTGCAAATCACCAGTGCACCGGGCCAGCACTTTTGCTTCGAAGGCGAAAGCCTAGAAACGCGGCCCGGCGACGTGTTCTGGTTCGACAACCAGCATCTGCACTGGGTCGACAACGACACGCCCTACGAGCGCATCACGATGATCGTTTGCATCAGAAAGGAAACCTGATATGCCATGGGGATATGCAGCGGCGGCCGTCGGCGGCGCGCTGATTAGCAGCGATTCGACCAGAAGCGCGTCGAACAAGGTTGCAGACGGTAACGCCGCCGCGCTCGACGAGCAGAAGCGCGAGTTCGATATCGCACAGGCGAACCAGGCGCCCTATCTGGAGGCTGGCAAGCTTGCGCTGGGCAAACTGGCGCTCGAAAATGACGTTCCGCTCGATGCGCGCGGCATCCAGATGGATCCCGGCTACCAGTTCGGACTTCAGCAGGGCCAACAGGCCATCGATCGCAAGACGGCCGCTGCCGGCGGACGCATCTCGGGGGCGGCTCTGAAGGCCGCGGCGCAGTACGGCACCGATTATGCGACCAACGGCTACAGCGCCGCGTACTCGCGCGCGAACCAGGCGCGCACGGACCGGCTCAACCGGCTCGCCGCGCTGGCCGGCATCGGGCAGACGGCAACCCAGAACGTGGATGCGGCCGGCGCGAACGCGGCGAACGCCCGCAGCGCGCTGATGACGGCGGCCGGGGACAACGCCGGCGCCGCGACGGTGGCCCAGGCCAACATCTGGGGCAATGCGGGTAACCAGCTCGCGGCGCTCTATGGGCGACGTTCGACGGCGCCGAACTCGTACACGCCCTACAACCAGTACTCCGGCGGCAACGACGGA